CCGCGGCGACCACGTCTTCGGCGACAGTTGTCTGGTTCTGCTGCGCTTGTGCGGCGGCCTGTTCGGTCTCCATGCGCTTGCGGCGCTGCATCTCGCCCAAGACAAGGTACTGCGGGACCGACCCGCTGGGCATCTGCATCTCCTGTGCAAGCTGTTGCTGGGAGTAGTCCTTAAGGCGCTCCTGAAGCTGCAGTACGTTCATCATGCTGTGAGACCCCTATAGAGACCGACCGCACCGAGACCGGCACCGAGTAGCTGCTGCATCGGGTTATACGGCACAGACAGCGTCTGCGTCGTGTCCGGCGTGACCGGCACCCCGCGCATAATCATGTTCATGTAGTTCAGCTGTTCTTTCGGGAAGTCGCGCTGTGCAAGGAAGTCTTGATACGCGAGGTCCTGACCACGCTGTTGACGCGCTTCGAGCTGCTGACCGATGGTTTCGAGAAGCTGTGCCGACTGAATGTCGCCTGCACGGGCCATCTCGCCGAGGTTGGCAAGCTGCTGTGCCTGTTCGCTGCTGAAGCCCAGTGCCGCAAGTTGCTGGTCCCGGATACGGGCGTTCTCGTCTGCTTGCGCAGCTTCCACACGGGCGCGTTCGGCGGCGTTAGCGGCTTGAACCCGGGCGGCTTCTTCGACCGAAATGCCCTGCACGCGGGCCAGTTCAGCCGCCTGTGCGGCCTGAACCCGGGCGGCTTCTTCAATGCTGATACCCTGCACTCTGGCAAGTTCAGCTGCCTGCTGTTGCTGGATACGCGCGAACTCTTCAGCGTTGGCCGATTGTACGCGGAACCGGTCGTCTGCGATCTGCTGCTGCACCCGGGCGGCTTCTTCGATACCGATGCCTTGCGCCCGGGCGAACTCTTGTGCCCGTGCTCCTTGAACCCGAGACTGTTCTGCGGCCTGCGCGGCTTGGACCCGTGCCGCTTCTTCGATACTGATTCCTTGCACCCGTGCGATTTCGGCTGCCTGCTGTTGTTGCACCCGTGCCGCTTCTTCAACACTGATACCCTGAACGCGCGCCAGTTCCGCGGCCTGCTGCTGTTGGATGCGGGCAAACTCATCCGCATTGGCGGCTTGGATACGAGAGTTGTCAGAGGCGATAGCGGCTTGGACGCGACCCGCTTCCGAGACACTGAGGTTATTAGCGCGGGCAAATTCTTCCGCCTGCGCGGCCTGCACGCGGGCGGCTTCGTCTATGCTGATGCCTTGAGTCCGTGCCAGCTCTGCGGCTTGCGACTGTTGGAATCTGGCTGCTTCGGCGGCTTCGGCCGCTTGGATACGCGCCGCTTCGGATACGCTGATACCCTGTGTGCGCGCCATCTCTTCGGCTTGCGCACGCTCCCGCTGAAACTGAGCAGCGCGGTCGGCTTCGAACTGTTGCGCCGCTTGCGTGTATCCCCGTTCCAGCCCCTCGGCTTGGATACGTGCCATGCGATCCAGCATGTCTTCTTCAGCAATAGCTTCTTGAACCGCGGCGCGAGACCCGCCAAAGGCTCCAGCCTGTACAGCCTGCGCTGAACGACCTGCCTTGGCCATCTCGTAGTCCTCGCGGGCCTTATCCTTTTGGATGTCCACTACATTCTGGATGTAGGGACTCATGTATTGTTCGGCCTCAGCACTCGTGAACTGCCGTGCTGGATCGAACTCATACGCGGCTACGCCTTCGTCTCCGCGCCGAAAGCCCGTGTACTGTTCAAAGTCAGCGTAGGGATCAGCAGACCCAGCCGAAAAGTCCGTAAATTGCCTCACATCACCTTCAACGAAGTCGGCTGCAGGGCCAAACTCAGACCGTTCAAAACCAGCGTAGGGACTTACCTGTGTCTCACGAAACCCTGCGTATGGGTCCGCAGCTCCTTTTTGGAACCCGCCATATAACGAGAATTGATCCGCAAACGAATCCGGTCGTGCTGCTTGGTATCCGCCGAAAGTATCAAATTGGGTGCCTTGAAAACCCATGTAAGGCGAGGCTTGCCCAGACTGGAAACCCATATACGGGCTAACGCCCGCCGCTTGAAACGACGATGGCCCGAACTGATACGGTGTTGCTCCTGCAGCGATATTCTGAGCGTTTATGAGGTTTTGCCCCGTAACACCCATGGCCGTATCAAGCCCCGGTATGCCCCCCGCTGCCGTTTGCCGGGTTAGGTCATACGCAGCAAGCTGATCCGGGGTAATGTCTGCAATCCGCTGACCCGGATACGCTTCATAGGGCGTGAGAGATAATCCCTCCGCGCGATCCATCATCCGTTCAAAGTACGGACGTGCATACTCGGGAAGATTAGACGTAGTGGTCTTGCTCTCGACCTTCTGCGTGCCGCCGCCCTTGCTACCCATCGGTCAGCTCCATTCTGTATGCGATATAGTCTTGCTTCCAGCCATACCGCTCGTTCCACCGAATCCACGCGCGGCGGCCGTAGCCTTCCATGTGCGTGCACCCGCAATCCTTGGCAAACTGTTCAATCGTCTTTTGCGCCATAGGCAGCCACTCTTTCATCCGGCGACCACCAATCCAGTCAAGTGCCATGGCTTTGCACTGCGGATACTCAATGATCCGGGTAGTTATGGCTGCAACCGGTTTGGTTCCGTCTGTGACAAGCCACAGAATAAGATAGCCGGTGTCTAGGTTCTTCTTTACATCATCTAGCGTGAACTTTCCATTGGCAGTTTTCACCGCTCCAACCAAAAGCTCCTTGGCATCCGGCCAAACAATGTCCACAAAGTCCAGTGGAATAAACCCAAACGTCAGCGATCTATCCTGCGTATCCTTCATGCCGGTAGCAATCCTCCAGCGGCAACCTGCTTAGGCTGTCGAGTCATACCGGTGCGTTCCTGCCGCACCCGAGACATCATACCTTCAAGCTCTGCCGCACCTGCGTCGGTAGAGCCATTTCCGAGTCCGCTGACCACATCCGCCGGGACAATGAACTCTCCATCACTCAGCAGTACGTCCATGGACCCGTCGTCCATTTGTGCGGGAACGAGGTCATCCATACCGTCGCCGGGGCCGCGAATCTGGCCTTCCATGTCGCCGCCTTCCGTGCGGCCCTCAGACACGTCGTTCACGAGCTTGCGAAGCGCGTCTTCACCGTAGGTCTGCACAAACTGGGCCAACACGACCGCAGCCTGTTCTTCTGGCAGCTCCTCGCGGACAGCCTTGATAGTCATGGATACCAACTCGCGCTCGTTCATGCGCGGCGCTGCCGACTCCCGCGGTGCCCGGGGGAACAGCTCGTCTCCTTGGGGCAACTCCGCAATGCCGCCGCCCTGCAACTCAATCGGCCCGCCCATAGCCATGCGAACAAGACCACCTTCGGCGTAACCGGACCCAATCGGATACGGATCGAAATACAAGAACTCGCCGCTCCGGCCCGGATCATAGTCAGCTCCGGGGGTATACCGCTCGCGTTCACGCGGCGTGGCTTGTGGGCGTCCTTTGTATTTCTTGTCGTCGTCCCCTTCGTCCTTCTGAAACAGTCCCGGCATAAGACTGGGAGTCAAAGCGGAACCGAGACCAGCCCGGGTAAGCACCCCTTGTTTAAGACCTTGTTGGTACATGTCTTTGAAGCTCGAACCGGCGGGTAACTTTGCACCGGCCTCCAGTCCCGAGGGCATATTCTTCAGGAAGCCAAACATACCTCCATTGCCGCCGAACAGACCCCCACCTGTGGTGGGTGAAGTAGTCGGAGGTGTGACGGGCGGTGCTACTGCGGGGACACCCGCTGCAGCCTGCTGGGCCAGCGTGGACGTAGTAGCTTGGGTTGCAGCCTGCGTTGCCGCATTTGCTGCGCCCTGCGCCCCGGCCTGTGTGGCCGCCTGTGTTCCGGCCTTTGCCGCTTCGGCTGCTGCAGTTCCGGCTCCGCCACCAAGTGCGCCGCCAAGAACAGCCCCACCAAGACCACCAAGCAGACCGGCTTGCAGGCCTTTGCCGATGTCTCCGGTTTCGATTGCTGTACCAAGGCCAGATCCAACTGCGCCTGCGATGAGTGGACTAAGCCCACCAAGAAGGCCTGCGCCAGCCGCACCCGACCCAAGAAAGCTAAGGATGAGAGGTAGCATGACGCCTCCAGTTCAAAGTTCGTGTGCGTACATTACCACGCAGCATAGCGTTTGTAACTACTGACCACAAATACGTTCGTTCGTTTCGTTGTGGACAATCACGTCCACCAGAAAAGTTCTGTCGTTTTGCACAAGCCAATCGACGGTTTTCTGACTTTCAAACAGTAACGGCTTCGTGATGTCGCAGTAGCTGTCACTGCTGATCTTTACTCCGCACCCACTTACTAGCGCGGTCAGCAAGGTCGCTGTCATCCAAGATCTGCACTTCATCGTTGACCTCCTTGGCGGCGGCAAAGTTATCCAGCCGCTTTTCGTCAATCTTGCGCTTCGTCCGGTCAATGCCGCGCTGTACGCCGCTGGCGTATATGCCGAAAATACCGGCGATGAAGGCCAGACCTATCAGAGCATAGAGCTGCAGTCGTCCAAACATCACTTAATCCCTGCCGCCCATTTCTTCAGACGCTCACGCATGATCCACAACGTGAACAGCACGCTGACTCCCAAGAAGCCAAGAACAATGTACTGCGACGCGCCATCCAGAGCAGACAAGGCGGCAATGCCAGCGCCAGCTTTGGCTGCAATATCCATGGTGCTTGCCTGCATAGTCTTGGACTGAGCTACAGACGTGCGCGGTGCCTCTGCTACCTCTTCAGTGTCCACTATTTCCATCGGTTTCAGGAAGAGCTTCTTTTCGGCTTCACGGCGGCGTACCAGCCCCTTGAGAACCTTACCGCCTGCCTTGTTCCATAGAAGCAAAGCCTTGGCAGCGCCAGCCTTGTCACCCTCGTTGAACTTGCGTAGTGCGCTGGACTTCTTGAACGCACCGGGGCCGATGTTATAGGCCAGACTAATGAACGCGCCGTACTCGTTGTTGTTGATAGGTGCCGTGATGTAGGGCTGTATTTGAAAGCCAAATTTCTCCAGCGTGGCTTCAAGATAGGCTTCAGCCTCGTCCTCTGTGATGACCATACCCGGCACCGGATCAATGCCGACATTCGCTGCAGCAGTGGTGCCGTAGCCGATAGTCCAGACACCCGCAGGGCACTTGTATGCCTTGGCACGGAAGCCCTCGAACTCCTTGATAAGGTCCAGTGTGTCTTGGTTAATCTGCATCATTTGCTCATCAACGCCATCTCTAGGTGCTTGATGGTTGTCTGGGCAGAGGCCAGCTGCGCCTTTAACTCTGCCATCTCAAGCAACAGTTTCTTGTTTTCAGCAGTGACTGCATCCAGCTTTTCAGCCAGACGGTCTACCTGCTCCCGGAGGGTGTCGTTAAACTCACCACGCTCCTGCTTATCGGCAATGCGCGCTTCATGCGCTTGCTTTGCCTTGAGGGCGAACAATTGCCACATGCCACCAGCGCCGACGAGGGCAATAATAATCGGCGTCAGCATATTAAAGTCGGGCATCGAATCGCATCCTTTCCAGCATCTGGCGATGTACCAAATTTGCCAAGTACAGGCTCCATAACGCCATCATAACACAAGCAGAAATATGTGACACCTCATCCCACATGGTCATAGGCGTATGGCTCGGCATGTGCATCTTCATCTGCTCGGCAGTTCTACTATAGTAGACGAAGCCCTTCGGTGCAGGTTCGTGCATGACGTAGAATGACAGCACGCAGCACGACAGAAAGAAATCAACGAGCAAGGCCCGTTTCAGCCACCAGCGCGTCAGCCAAATGGTGGCAATCAAAACTGCAGCGGAGCTACCCATCCATGCCCACAAGATTGAATCTGGAACCATGCCAGAAAACATTCCGGCATAGGTTAAACCAACCATGGAAATGGCGATGTGTTGGGCTGAACCGTTCGCGCTTCGTATTGCGCGGTATGTATCGTGAATCCCCGGCATGACCTCTCCTACGGTACGATCTTCAACGTGCCCGCGTCATTCCAGACGGAACCAGATTCAAGACCAGATGCTGATGTCGGCAGCTCTGTCAAGACCAGCGTTGTATTACGTCCTTCTCCCGGGTTTTGAATCTGTTGCAAAGCCACAGAAAATGCGCGCGTAAGTTCAGCCATGTATTGCTGGCTGTACTCGTTTGGTGGAACCGGAAAGTATGGAAGCGGTAGTTTGCTTGGCATCAGCGTCTCCCGTCTGTGCGGGCATCAACGCGTGGCGTACCCAAGCGCCACTGCACATTCCGCGTATTGGACGAAACCTTAATTCGCATCTGTCGCCCACGAAGACGGAAGAACAACTGCTCCGTTCTGTCTGTAATCGGCGCAGCTTGTGTCTTTACAAAAGTTTCAGTAGCGGCGTCGTTGTAGGTGCCGTCAGGAAAGTTGCGAATGCTGACTGTAAAGTCTACCTGTGGCACGGTTTCCGTAGACTGCATGAACGAGACGTCGGGTATCATGCGCGATATGAACATGAACTCATCCCCGTCTCCAATGTCTATAGGGCTAGACTCGATATACGAGTTTATGCCGACGGTCGGGTTTTGGCTGCCATCATTGATACCGACCTCATGCTCATAAAGGTAATTGTCGGTGCCCGCGGCGATTGGCTGGTCAAATATGCCACGGTCAAACCATGCAGTTCGTGCAAGTGTCCCATAAGCCCAAGTGTTCTCTTCGTAGTTATAGATGACGTACTTGTCTACAAATCCACCACCAGCTGTGGATGGGTAGAACCACCAGATCTCAGAATGCTCGGAGTTCAGACCAGCAAAGACCTTTTCAAACTGAAGCTGGTCGATGTCATCAAAGACGTAGTCCCGCACCATGCAGGGCACCTTCTGCACGGCACCCGTGTACATATAAAACTCAGACTGACCCATCCAGTACACACGATCTTGAACAGCGACAGCGGCGTTCGGAGATGCAATCGTCACGTTTTCAGTAAGTGGATTTATACCGAAGATGTACGGCGGTCCAAGGAATTGCATGCCGTACAAGGTCGTGTTCGTGAACACGAGGATCTGCTGGCGTGTTTCTATGGCGCAGATAATTTCCGACCCGGAACTTAGCGGGAGATCTCCGGCTGTGTTGGTGGTGCTTGTGACATCCCAGTCAGACGCATCTAACTGACTGGAAAAGCGAATAAGCATGGGGTCTTGGACACCGGGATCAAATTGGCTGTCGCAACCGAAAGCGATTACGTGCCCATCTTGGTCTGACACAAGAACTTGCTTCGCTATCGTGGGAGGGTTACTTGCGCCAGCGAGGCTGGACAACGGCACTGCCCTAGACGCAAGTCCACTAGATTTGTCCCAGTAATAGATTCCGCCATCTCGGACGTTAATAATTAGGTCTTCTCCAAAGTTGTCATGGCTCCACAGACGCAAGGTTCCTGTAATCGCAGCCACAGAAGACGCTGACCCCCAGCCGCCACTGCCCCATGTGTCTGTGCCCCAGCCGGTGCCTACGACCGTTGTATCAAGGCCGGTGTTGATCTGGTACGCAGCCGTGACGCTACCGCCGTTTCCGGTGTCAGATGCGTTCGCGGTTACGCTAAGGGTGACTTCGTACTCCGAGGTCGAATTGATCGCCGTGATCTGGTGCTCTGCGTTCAGTACATCTGCGGTCACATTGCCACCAAGGCCAGTGGCCCCGCTGAAGGTCACGAAGTCGTTGACCACAGCGCCGTGATTCACCTGCGTTACCGTAAGAGTGGCACTGCCGTTGGTCGCGGAAAACGGCCCTGTGAGGCTGTCTGTAGCACGAATAGGCGTGATGTCGTTAAAGTTGCCACCGGAGGAGATGTAGTACTTCAGATGTGTTCCAACGCCGATAAATTTGTCCCCTGCAAGGGAAATCCACGGAAGCAACGCACGGCATGTGCCCAAGAAGGTGCTGTTTGAGTGCTTCTGCCAGCCGCCAATCTGCTCTGGGAAACCCTTTTGAAACCTGACCTTGTCACAGTCTCTCCAGCCGCCCTCGTTGCTGTACGAGGTGATTTCGCGGTTGATGCCGGGTTTGAACTGGAGCTTCATGAAGGGCATGGTCTACCTCACAGTGTAACCGTAGCGTCGCAGTCAAAGTACGTCCCGTCTTGGACTTCGTACAGCCGCCCACGGCCTGTCTTGTCTACCATCCAGCCGGAATCAAGGAGACCGTTACCCTGCCGCCCGTAATCAACGCCGCCAGTAAGGGGGTTGTCAAACTCATCGTATCCAGTGGCGCCGGACCCGTCGTTGTTTTGTCTGGAAAACAGGCGCAGGCACGGCATGGGCGCAGAGTAGTTAATGTTGTTGCTGCTTACCAAGCCGCCTCCAGAGTCCACAACGGTCAGCACAGGACTGCGTCCAGACACGCGCTTGAAGAAGTGCCAGATGTAATCGTCATATGTTTCACCGCCCCTGTTGAAGGCAAAGGTGGTCTGCCCCTGTTCAACGGTACATCCCCAAATCTCAACTTCGTAAGACGTGGAGTAGCTTGAAAGCTGCACGGACGGATTCCCCGTTGCGGGACTATGGCTTTGTGCAACACTGAACAATGTCATAATCAGGACATCCCCCGGAACGGGTAGCGTTCCAGTGGTGGTTTGGATGTCAGAGAGAGTGGGTGTGCGCCCGCCACCTCCCCCGGCATACTCAAGGATGGGGTAGCTGCTTTCACCCATCATCTGCATTTGCTGGATCGCGGACATTAGCTGATGTTCCCGGACATTACGCAGACTGTGCCACTGATAAACAAGATCGTCGCGGTCCCCCGTGTTGCGAGCGTGACACTCGCCTTGTCGAGATTGTTGCCAGCAATATACGCCGTGGTAATGCTGCATGTGATCGTGATGTCGCCAGAGGTGTTGTTGAAGATGCTTACAACGTCACCTTCGCTAAAAGTCGCGTCAGGGATTGTGATGCTGCCGCCCGTACCCACTTGGACGTACTTGCCTACATCCCCTGTCGCCAGCGTGTAGCTGGTGGTCTTGGTGCCGACAGCCGGGACGTTCCGGAAGCCAACCTCGTTGGTCCCGTCAGCAGTAGAGTTCGAAAGATCAAGTGCCGGCGTGCCGGTAGAGTTCGAAAGATTAAGTGTGGGCGTGCCGGTGCAATTCGACAAATCCCCTGATGTGGGTGTACCAAGAACTGGCGTCACCAAGGTCGGTGACGTGTTAAACACGACGGCACCCGTTCCGGTCTCGCCGGTAATAAGTGCGGCGAAATTTGCGGTGGTCGGACTGTTTACAAACGCGTCAAACCCGGAGGCTCGGCCCACTAACCCCCACGAGGTCAGATTCGAACTGTAGGCCTGCACGTCATAGCCGATAGCCACGCCAAGATTAGTACGAGCCGCTGCCGCTGTAGAAGCCCCAGTGCCCCCGTCGGCTACCGCAAGGTCGGTGATTCCCGTTATAGATCCACCAGTGATACTGACGCTGGTGCTGTTTTGGGTAGCCATTGACCCCAAACCCAACGACGCCCGAGCAGTAACACCACTTTCGGCTACCCATGTAGACCCGTTGCCGACGATAAAGTTGCCGTTGGTCTTAGCGAGGCCCCCCAGTGCGGTAAGGTCTGCATCATAGGCCTGCACATCGGTACCGATAGCAAGACCCAACGAGGCCCGAGCGGTTGCGCCACTTTCGGCGACCCAGCCAGCTGCGCTGCCAACAATGATGTTTCCGTCAGCGGAAGACAACGCCGCAATCTTAGTAAGGTCTGCGTCATAGGCCTGTACATCGCTTCCGATAGCGAGTCCAAGACTCGACCGGGCTGCGGATGCCGTAGTGCCTCCAGTACCCCCATTGGCGACCCCAAGCGTACCACCGAGCGTCATAGTACCAAACGACGTGATGGGGCTTCCTGAGACTGTCAGCCCTGTGGTCCCGCCGCTCAGACCAACCGAGGTAACCGAACCGTCCCCGGAGCCAGTCGAGACAAACTGCAGCGTGCCATTACCATCCGTGGCTAGAACATAGTTGGCCGTGGAGTCCGCGGTAGGAAGGGTAAAAGTGCTCAAGAACGCAGCGCTGTTCGCGTCGTATGCCGCTACGTCTACGCCGATTTCGAGGCCAAGATTAGACCGCGCTGCCGCCGCTGTGGAAGCCCCTGTCCCACCGTCTGCGATAGCGAGGTCGGTAATTCCAGTAATAGACCCGCCAGTGATACTAACACTGGTACTGTTTTGTGTAGCTACTGTGCCAAGGCCAAGCGACGTGCGCGCAGAGCTGGGAGTCTCTAGCGCCCACGACGTTCCGGTACCCACAATAAAGTTATTAAGCGTAGGAGCCAACGCAGCGATCTGGTCGAGGTTTACGTCCCACGCCTGTACATTGCTACCAATAGCCACTCCGAGGTTAGTACGTGCATCCGCGGCAGTAGATGCTCCAGTTCCACCGTCTGCTACAGCAAGGTCCGTGATGCCAGTGATAGAGCCACCAGTAAACGCAACACTGCTGCTAGACAGCGTGGCGGCCACCGAGCCACCTGTGATGCTGACGTTATTGCTGTTTTGAGTTGCAATGGTTCCAAGACCAAGGTTTGTTCGCGCAGTGGAGGCACTGTTGACGTCAGACAAGTTATTGGACGCCAATAGGAAATCTCCGAAATTGGCAGTAAGATCCACAACCTGTGCCGTCGCACCGCCGCCATCTGCGTATACGACCGCGGCTTTGCCATTGGTAACAGTGACGTTACCCCCCGACCCTTGGGTAAGAACGACAGCCTGCCCGCTGTTGTTCTGGACAAAGAACAGCTTAGTCTGGTCGTTCGGGCTGATAGTTACAGTATTGGTGCCGGTCGGAGAACCTGCGAACACAAGGACCGCATAGTTGGCGTCAGAAAGGGTGCCATCTGTTGTCGTCAGCGTGTGTGTGGTGCCAGACAGCGATATTTCCTTGACGCCCTTGGTGGCGGCATCAAGCATCTGCAGGTTCACGTTGGTGTTATCGCCCCATGTGCCACTGTCGGCACCTGTGACCATCAAGCGAAGCCCATTGATGTTCGTGTAGCTTGTCATGTCGGCCTCTTATGCGGCTATGTCGTCCCAACCATCACCAGACGGCGGAACTATTTCTGTCCATGTGCCCCCAGAGGGTGGCGTTACTCCAGACCAAGTTACAGGCGGTTCTGGTGCTATTGGCCCCCAAACTATCACAGACGGAGTTGCTAGGGTAGCCTCAACACCAAGCAGAGACACAACAGCAGAGCCTATTACAGAGGCTGCGCCAACGGTCCCCGTGGCAGTAACACCTGTAACGGGAGCAGTAGCACTGATAGAAATTACAACGGAGCCAATAGCGCCAGACGCTTCAACACCTGTCGGGGAGACGTTGGCGGCAGCAAGTACCGTGACACTGCCGACAAAGCCAGTTGCCGATACTCCAGAAGCATTAACATTTGCCGGGACAGAGGCAGTGACAGAGCCGATCTGACCGGACGCAGATACGCCCGTAGCAGATACGTTTGCCGTCCCCACGACCGCAGCCGTGCCAATCGCGCCGGAGGCGGAAACGCCAACTACGGTCGTGTTGCTGTCAGCGGAAACGGTCAGGGTGCCTGCCGCGCCAGTCGCGAAGACGCCCGTAACGGGGACGTCTATGTCTATACCCTCAAGGATAGATACAGTGCCGACCTGTCCGGTTGCCTCAACACCCTCAAGGATGACATCTGGGTTAACGTCAACAATGCCTACATTGCCTGCACCAGAAACGCCTGTTGCCACCACATTGGCCGTGCCAACCATAGTGATGGAGCCAACCGCACCGGACGCAGGGACGCCTGTGACTGTGGTATTGCTGTCAGCAGACACCGAGACAGTGCCAGCCGCACCAGTGGCGGCAACGCCGGTTACAGATACACTGGCCGCGCCTACAACAGATAGGCTTCCTACACTGCCTGTAGCCTCAACGCCGGTTAGAGTAACGGCGGTTTCACCTTTCAGGCCATCATCGGCAAGCGGCGCGGCTGATAGTGGGGCGAAGCCAAGCATCTATTTACTCCGTAGTAGCAGCATTCCCAGCAGCGATGGCTGCATCAATCGGAGCCATGTCCTCGGTCGTCCAGAAATCAGCGCTGCGCATAACCTCAAGATGCTCCACATTGCGCTCGATCACTGTATCGTCGTCTGCATACTGATCAGGGTTGGCGATTGCATCGTTTATGATCCATACGCTGTCGAGGCAGGCGCTATAGTGCTTTGCAATGCGTTCTGGTGTCAATTCATCTTCCATTTTATATCTCAAAGTTTAGTGGGCCAAGTGACTTCGTAAGGGAAGCCTGCTTGTCCTGTTATATCACGAAGGGCTTGGCGGTACACTTCCCATTCCAATGGAATGTTGGTGCCTTTCTCAGTGTGCATAATAACAATCCAATCAGTGTCTTTTAGAAGCCCATCACGTCTATTACGGATGTTGCTCTGGGCCTGTTCTAATGGCAAGGCTTCCAGCACATACGATAAAGACCAGTTGCCAACAGAATCTTGTTCGAAATTGCCATCAACAAGTTTCCATGAGAGTGAATCGTACTCACTTGGTGTTGGGCGAGTGTACGGATACACATCGTAGCTTGCCAAGAGTGCATCAGGTATCTTCTTGGGAAAGGATGTTTGCGGATTATCACGGCGCAGTTGTCCCAGTGTGTATTTGGCCGGGACGCCGTTTGTAAGTTTCAGGTACATTATTCTCTGGCCTCCTTAGCCTCAGTCAAAAACCGCCGTGACGGCTCTCCAAACGTCATTTCCACCGCCGCCAAACCCGCCGGGGTCATCTGATGTTTGCTCGGCAATTTTATACGCAATCGCCGTAGACGAAGATTGAGAACCACTACGATCTTCAGCGCCACTAAGTTCCCAACCGACCGGCGCTGTCATTGTAACCGGGTCGTCGTCTAAATGCCCGGTGGCAATCCACAACCCACCACTTGCAGTTAAGCTGGGGGGATTAGGCATACCAATATTAGCGAAAGCAACAGCTGAATTTACAAAGCTGCTCACCCCTCTGAAGACAGACGCAACAACTGATAACCCTTCCCAGTATTCGTCATCGTGATCGTTCCACGGATTAGCATCTCCCGCCTGCACAAACCGATAGCCCACGAACCAACCGGGGTCGCTTTGACTAGATTGATTGTAAATGTTGGAAAATGACATACCCTCCCACCGAACATTCCTGCCCCCTCTGGAAAAGCTAAACGCTATAACAACAAGGTCTCCGGGCGAAGCGATTGATAAAACGTCTAACGCCTCAGCGCTGCTATTCCAAACGCCCACATCCGCACCGCTTTTGGTCACCGACCCAAGATGCTGTATGCCACTACCGCCGCCGCCGCCGCCGCCACCAGCCCCAGCACGAGCCATCAACAGCTTCTGTGCAGAAGTAATCATGCCATCGCATCCCCAGCGAGGAAGCCATACCAAGTAGTGCCGCCGTCCACTGTCATAAACGTGTAGATGTCCTTTTCACCGCTTGCAGGCGCATCAGGAGCCGTGCCACCAGCCCAGTCAACCGATGCAGGCCATGTCAGCGTGTGCGTGCCTCCAGCCGTGATGATGAGACTGAACGTGCCGACCTGACCTGACGATGGTGCGCCAGTGAAGGTAAACGTGGTATTGCCAGATGTGGTCAGCGTGTAGGTGTCTCGTGCTCCTACGTCCACCGATGGGGTGGTGCCTGAGAGGGCAGCACTGGTGTTGTCGATACCTGCACCCGGAATACGGAAGCGAGTAATGCTCGTATTCCCCAGCGTGATCTCGTTGGAGACTGTGGCAGAGGATGCGTCAGAGCCTTGGCCGATGACGATCTGGTTAGAGCCTGTAGTGGTGGCGTCACCAGCAGTCTCACCGATGAAGATGTTGTCTGTGCCAGAGGTTACGGCGAAGCCTGCTTGATACCCAATGGCGATGTTATCACCAGAAGCATCAGTAGCCACCCCAGACCCCATAGCATCTTGGCCGATGGCGATGTTACGTCCGCCAGTAGTAGCAGCATCAAGAGCATCAAGGCCAATCGCAATGTTGTAAGACCCAGTTGTAACGGACCGCGCCGCATCTTTGCCAATAAAGGTGTTTCCTATACCTGAAGTAACGCTTGTTCCGGTTGCAGAGCCTAAAAATGTATTCCAAAAACCCGTTGATACGTTTTCACCAGCTTGAAATCCGATGGCTACATTTCGTCCAGCCGTAGATGATGCTACACCATACCTCATGGCTCCAGTGCCGACTACAGTGTTTGCCGCGCCAGTTACACTTGTGTTCAAAGCCCTAGAGCCGACTACAGTATTATCAGCGGCGCTTACTAAATTAGCACCTGCGTTATAGCCCACAAAAACACTATCGTCAGTCGCCGTTGCATCCTGTCCCGCATTTCGTCCAACTGCCGTAGTATACCTAGTAGCGCCGAGTGATGGGATTGCGCCCTGCCCAAGGCCAACCGAAAATGCTGGTGTAACAGCGTCCGACAAGTCACTTAGGCTAGTGGCACCACCAGCCGTAATCCAATCATAGTCACTACCGTTCCACGACAGCACCTCACCAGTCGTAGCTGTGCCAGTGTTCAGGTGGGTGTCAACGTCACTGTCGGTGTATCCGGGCGTAGCTATTTCAAAATTAGGATACGTTCCGCTGGCAGTAATCGCCCCAGAACCAGTGATGCTAACCGTCTGATCTGGCGCAGAGTTTGTAATTGTCGAACCAGTGATGCTTATGCCAGTGCCTGCGGTCAGGTCGGCTTGTTGCAAAATATCCTCGGCAGCAGCCGTAACATACACTACAGCGTCACCCGACAGGTTCAACAAGCTGCCTGTGCTGCTTTCGTCCAGCGTCCGCGACAGGGTGGTGCCGGTCGCCGTGTAGGTGCCTGTTCCAATCTCCCAAGCCGTACCGTCCTCAATGACATAACGCACGGTCTCCCCGTCAGCCACGCCAGCATCACCAAATGACTGATAGCCGCTTTCAGCAGAGCCAAGAGTGATGGTCCCTGTACCAGTCGTGGCCGTGGACATCTTGGCGCGGTTGACGAGTTTGACCATGTTTTAGCCTCTTACGCGATGCGGATGATAGCGTTCGAAGCATCCGCTGTTGGGAACAGAATCTGGAAGTCGCCAGCCGTAGAGGTCTTGTCAGACCCAAAATCAAGCACAGCAACAGTGTCTGTTGTGCCTGTGCCCCCGCCAGTGGTGGTGTTGTAGATCAACGCGCCACGGGCCGTGATGGTTGCCGACGTGAACGTGATGTCTGCAAAGTCTGCAAATGCGGTGGTGCCACTGGTAGTGGGCGTGATGTTCGTCAAAGTTCCGCCGCCCGCAGAATACGATCCGGAGTTGCTGACCTCGTTGGTGGAGGTGTAATCTGTGGTCGCTGCGGTAAAAGACGCACTGTTGGTGTACAGAGCAATCTTGAACGTGTGGCCGGTGGAAGCCGTGAAGTCGTGCTTGGCCTGAAGCAGTTCCTGCTTGAAGCTGGTGCACATGAAGTTGCCGGTGAACGCCATTTAGAGTCTCCTGATAAGTTCGGCCAACTCTGGCTGGCCTGCATCCATAAGGGCATTATACACAGTTGTGCGGTCACTGTTAATCGCTTGCTTCAAGTACAGCATTATGAGGTGCTGCACCGTCCCGCGAAACGCTTCTGCCTGCTCTCGGATTGGCGCAGGAGCAGAGGCGGACACATGCACGATCTTTTGAACGCACTGTTCAGCCAACTCTTCCGGCGTAAACCCACGGCGGTCAGTGGTTCTGACGCCAACGGGGCCTATCTCCATCATGCCAAGACTCATTGCTTAGGCCTTATAAGTTGACCGGAGCGATATTCGTCCGTCGTTTCCTTTGCCTCTCCAAGCTGCTTCAGGCCCATCAGGCTTTCCTCGAACCGCTTATCATAATAAGACATCAGATCCTGTGCGCCTTTCATAAACACATAAGCCTCGACAAGCGCTCCGTACAGAAGACTAAGCTCCGCGTTTACACTAAGCCATGTGGTGCCGCTGTCAGCGCCCGCGGTAATACTTGTAGGGCGGTACAAATAGTGAAGCTCGGCGGTGTACGATCCATCTGCGGACGGGGCCACGATAAAGTTGTCCACATCAAACTGTGCGTAATACCGAGGCACGCCAGTATCAGCCGGGTCTGGGTTCACCTCCTGCACAAAGTTCGCAGACTTGAACAGCAGAAACTCCTTATCGCCTGACGTACCAGTCAAGCTCAGCGACCAAGGCGCTAGGAAGTCAGACGGGCACGGGAGGTACTGAGAGCTAGAGGACAGAGTGGCAGTAGCGTTCTTGCGGAACAGACTAAGCTGCACACTCTTCAGTATCCTCTCCTCCGCAGAGCGAATAAACACAGGAAGATTGCTGACGAAGGTGCTCTCCGTGTTTTCAGCGTAGTCCTGAATTGCCTGCTTTAGCTCTGCGTAGGTGAAGCTCATGGGTTATGCCTTGCTGTACTTGCCACCCTTGGTGGCTGCGCCCATCCCACGGCACGTGCCGCCGGACTTCTTCTTGACGACGCCGCCGGACTTTTTCTTGACGACACCCCCTTTTGCAAGCCCGGAGGCTTTCCGTGCATCACGCGTTTTCTGCTTCATATCCTGCATACCCTTTATGCGGTGCGCCTCAGAGACTTTACCGCTCCTCAGTTTTTGCCTGAGACGATTTGCAGCGGCCTTGTCCAGATCGCCACTAGTCTCTCTAGCATTGATTTTAGAGTTCACCGCTCTTGCAGCTTTGATAATTTTTGACGCTTTCTTTTCGTCGCGGTTGTACGGACGTGCAGTTGAATTTCCACCGGGCATTTCATTCTCCATCGGTTGTGGTGACAGTGACAGTTCCAACAGATGCTACCATATACTGGGCAGGATTGCCTACGGGATTCCACCCCCACAACGCCCGGCTTTCCTGCAGCGAGGTGTCGGGTCGTGGATCAACGAGCGATTGTGGGTCAAAAATTTTAACTCGCCCAAGGAAGTTCTGCGGGTGATCGGGGTCCACGACATCCTTACCGACACGCATGCCTGTCTTAACGCCGTCCTTGTATTCCCACACAAGGTCAGCAAGTGGGTATCGAAACCCCGTTTTGTCACAGTAACCGTATGCGTATTTACCGGCAGCGCGAGGCATTAGATGTACCCCATATAAGGAACGAACCTAGACGACGAACGATCTTCGTCTTCACTTGCGGCAAGGGCAAACTGTTCGTCATAGTCGGCCTTGAGTGCTGGTACCCGAGGCGCGGCATCCGGCTTCTTCATGGCAATCTGATAGGCAAGACCAGACACAAGGGCGGGTACAAACCGCGGCGGGATAGCTGCCGAGGTTCCGATACCAGACGCCAAACCATCAATACCTTTCAAGCGATAGTAGAACAGCGTATACGATGTCGTAGCGTCAGGAACCGGCCATAAAGTAACAGTGACGTCACTGATATTACGCGCCACATAAATCTGTGTCGGGCGTCCAGTTGTGTTCTTGTTGGTCTGTTGTGCGTACGTGGATACGCTAATCCGCTCCAACGACGTGTCAACCTGATTGACCCCGCTACCAGTACGCAGCTGATGCTCTATCAGATCAATCGTATCTGTAGGCATCGTGTACGAGGCTGTACCCGCGGTCAGAGCTTGTGTGCCAGACTCAATCGTGAAGAGGTTCAGACCCCGGTTTTGCCATTCAAGAGTCAGCAAGTTCAGACTGCGTCGGGCGGTCTTCAGGTCGTACCCCGTACGCATTTCGAGGCCTGCGCGCTCGTAGGCCTCCTCAAACAGCTCCGCAATATCAGGTACGACTACAGCCATCAGGTCTTCTTCCTATGCCGTGCGGTTTTCTTCGCAACCGTCTTTGGCTGCTTGGAGAACTGCTTTCCCTTTTTTGTGTCCTCTCGCTTCTTGCGAGACGTCGCCGCGTATTCAGACGCGGACAAGGACTTGATCGCGTTCTCCGGCAAGTACCGCTCGCCAGTCGCTGTGGGGCCTTGCGTGGAGGGCTGACCAGACTTGGTGCGCCACTTCTGCTTTGTCCACGCGTTCAGAGACTTCTGCGGGGCCTTCACGACGTGTACCCTCCGCCCTTGTCCTTGTACTGCTTGGCAAGCATCTGGGCCTTACGAGCAGACCACTGCCCGGGCTTGCCGCCCTTGCCACCCGCCTTGATACTCTCGAACAAGCTCTTGCGCATCCCGGGATTCGTGTAGTTACCAGACTCGTTGACCCGACTTTCGGTTTTACCTCCAGTCTTCATGGGCTTGGTGCCCTTGTACCCAGACGCGTACGCGGCACGCCCCTGCCGTTCGGCAGCGGCTTTGGTCTTGTAGACCTTGCCTTTGCTACCCCACTTGTAGCCTCCGGGTACTTTTTTGACCGGCATTACCGCATAGTCCCCTTGGTCTTACCCCGCTGGCAGACACCGTCTCCACGGACCCGGCCGCCGGATTTCATCTTCTTCATGCCCGTCACTTTGCGCATTAGAGGGGCTGCGTCCTTACGAGGGGCTTTATCCTTCGCCACCGCCATAGCCTGCGCTACGGCCTGTTCCATAGCCTGCTTGCCTGCCTGCGGTGTGGCGGAGTAGTTGCCCTCAGCGTCAGGCATCATGCCGCCCGCCTGCATCTTCTTGGTGCCTTTGCAGTTCATGCGGTTTCCTTTCATCTGGCTGCCCATCTGGGCACGCGAAATAGCCATCAGCACTTCCAGCGCTTGCGCGCCTGCCTCAGTCGGCTGTTTGGATCTTTGGCCGCTTTGGGAAACTGCTTCATCTGTCCAGCGGAGCGTGCGCAGAACGACTTACGTCGCTTAGCCCTTTTACCCGTTGGGTTATCTTCGGTCACCGCGGTCTGCAGTTTGGACCCGGGGTTCTTCTTTCGATACGCGGCAACGCCTTTTTTGGTCATGCCTGCGCCCTCAGAGGTCTTCCGGTAGTTTGCGCCCTTGCCCTTTGTGGTTCGGGCAATCGGCTTATCGCGTTTCTCTTTAGCCATTGCTAATCAGAACCCCCTCAAATGTAGCGGATACCGCGTTGATCTGGTTCTTGTTACAAATAGCACGGACCTCAAGGTCGCTCTTCTCAGGGAGGCGAAGAGGGTAGGTAAACGGGAACAGAAGCTCCCCACCAGTCACATCGACCTTGACGGTGGTTCTGAACACACCACCGGGCTGACGAACCATGAATCGGATCGTCATGTATGCCCCAGCAGTATCTGTTCCGTGCGTGGCCGTACCGCTGGAAAGGTAAAGCGTCTTACCAGCAGGCACAGTATAGACCGCCATTAGAGTTTGGTTTTCACCAGCCGTAATCTGGGCATACGTTGTGCCGCCATTGGCGACGGTGATATTGCCTGCGGGTGCCGTTGCGCCAGAAACAAAGGCCCGGAAAACACGCAGGAATGTCTGTGTGGTTGTGGCCGTTCCGCTGGCGTTCAGGGTGACCTCTTCATTCACCTCGACGCAATCCGCATCAAGTCCGTAGACCTGAACCTTTACACCAGAATCAGTTGCACCGCTTGCCGATGTAACAGTCATGGCAACAGCGGAACCCGGATAGGTATAGATACCACCACCATCCCATATGGTCTCTTCGACATTGATGATGTTGGAGTTGTACCCATACTTGAACAACGTGTTGTGCAGATAAATCTGCCCACGCGCAGCTTGAAGCTCGAACGGCTCAGACGTGCCGACCCGTGTGATAGAACTTATCTCAGCCATCCGAGCCTCTCTTAGTTGTAGAACACCGTCATCGCAGTGATGTTTGTGAACGCAGAGACGTAAATGTCGCTAACGCGCAGTCCATCCGCCGGTATGTTAACCGAATGCGAATCCGACGCCAGAAAATCCAAGTCCAGAACCGTAGCACCGCCGCTGCCATCAGTAATGGTCAACCGAGGAGTGCCTGTTGTGGTCAAGACCTGAATCTGCCGAATACGGGCAGGGCCAACGGCCACAGAGCCGGTGCCCGTTACCCGCTTTGACTGTACGTCAGAGCTTGCCATAGGTCAGTCGCCCTTCTTCGTCGCGGTTTTCTTGGTGCTCTTAGGGACCGCAGGCTTTGCTGCGGCCTCCCGTTCAGCCAGCTCCTCCTTGGAAGGAGCCTCCCATTTGATAACGCCCATAGCTCACCTCACGATGCCGCGATGGTAGCGCCAGTATCCGAACGCTTCCAGTTGGTGCCGTCCGAAAACGCGAGAATCGGCGAACCAGCAGCGCCATTAGAAACGTAGATTAGCGTCCCTGCGCCTGCCGAAGCGGCGGAAGGTGCGCCTGCCACAGTGTAGGTGGGAACGGTGATCGCGCCAACGACGTCACCTGTCACATCGCCCGTCACGTTACCCGTGAAGCCGTTGTTTGAAACAACCGGACCGCTGAAAGTAGTCGTACCCATGTGCATCTCCTGTCGTGGGTCAAGTCAGCCACCCTATGCGGCTGTCAGGGATGCACGCAGCATACACTCGTACAGAATAAAAAGAAAGGGGCCGCCGAAGCGGCCCCAGTTTGGAAGACAGTCATGTCAAACAGGGAGGAGTTTAACAAGACCAGACTACCAAACTTTCACGGTCACGTCACGCTTTATGCAGCGCCCGGCGAACCATAGATGCCCAGCGGGTCCGAGACGCCGAAGCTGTAACGCTCACGGGCCTTGTAGCGGACGTTGCCGGTGTCGAAGTCACCGTCCATCGACGTTGCCATCGGCGTACGCACAAAGTGCTTCATACCGTTGGGGATGTCGGTGGTCAGGAACCAAGCATCGTTGTCGGTCAGGTAGTGGTTTACACGGTACCCTTCCGGAATCGACCCGTTCGACTTCAGAGCGTTCAGATCGTTGTCGGCGGTGCCAACACGAAGCTCGGTCTGCAGCAGACGAGTTGCAACGAACATCAGCGCCGGAGGAACGATCAGCTTACGCGGACGGGCCGCGATCAGCAGACCACGCTCGTCAGTGTACGCAGCGATGTCGATCACTGCCTGTTCGAGCGAGGTTTCGTTCAGATCCGAAGCTACCGTCGGGCGGTTCGAGTTGTTCGAGCCGGTGACCGTCGGGTGTGAGGTCGAGAACAGGGTAACACCGTCGCCCGAGTTGAACGAGGTGAAACCGGTGTTCAGCAGCGAGGCTGCTTTGACCTGCTTGGTATACGCCATGGCACGTGCAAGCGCCTTGGTGTAGCGAGCCGAGAGCGAGTCGTACAGGTTGTCTTCCATCGCCTCTTCGGTGATGGAGAAACCCATAGCGACGGTCTCGTGGGTGTAACGAGCAGTGAATGCTTCCTGCGCGTTGTCGTAGGAGATCGCCTCACCTTCGGCCTTGGTCGGTGCAGCACCGAAGCCCGAAAGTTTGACTTCTTCCTCGAACGAACGTTCGGAGTTTTCAGTCTCGTAAATCTCAGCGTGCTCGCCTTCATAGGAGTCATACTCCATGCCGAAGAGCGCGTTGAGGCCGGGAAGCAGCTCTTTAAGGAGCTGGGCGCGCGAAATAGCCATCAGTCAGACTCCTTATGCTACGCCAAGACCAGCAGTGTACGCATGCGACGACGGGTTAAACTTAACCAGTACGTCGGTGTACGCATCACCAACAGTCGAAGTAGTGCTGTCCACAAAATCCACGACCTTGAAGGCAATGGTTGCGGTGGTAGCACCGGTTGCAACGTCAAGCGAAATACCCGACACACCGGTCGCCGTGGAACCCGCGCCCTGATTGACCGCATAGTTCAGGTGAAGACCAGTCTGAGCAATCGACGCATCCGCTTGGATCATGAACAGAGTGTCCGGATCGTCCACGACATACGCGACAGCGTCAGAAGCGACAGTGCCCGACGGCCAGTAGTTCTGGGTACGAAGACCCGAAACAGCATCAGTGTAGGCGCAGCCCACAAAGACACCCACTGTACCAGCGGGGAAGGCGTCGGCGGCGGTGCCGACATTGGTCACCTTCGTGATGGTGCCGTCAGTGTGCACTTGCACAATGTCACCATTGAAGATGTTGGCTGCATAGCCCGATGCAATCTTGATCTGCCGTGTCGAACCAGCGAAGGGGCGACCACCGATAAGATTGACCGGACGCAGACCATAGGGAGTGGCAGTGGTAGCCATAGTTCTCTCCTTGTTGCGTCAAATGGCAATTACTTGCCAAAGCTAGTCCGCGATGATCGTTCCGGTTTAAGAACGGGCATGCGCGGATCAGACTCGCGGAGGTAGTTACGATCCACAGAATCCATCTGCTGCTTGGCCTTTTGAGCCATCTGATCGTTTCTGTCCTCTACGATTTCGGTCGGGATAGAACACAGAAGCAGACCGCCGACTTCGATGTTGCCTTTAAAACGTGAATCCACGTCCGACATCACCATAAGTTCCGGATGGTCCTCGGCTCTGACTGGTGTGTAACCCTCACGGAAGCGCATAGACACATTTCGGTTGTCTGCCTCACCAAGCGTCGAGGTGCGAATCCAACGAAAGCTCAAGCCATCTTTGGGTTCGGGGGTGGGCAGGGCCGAGGGTTGTTGCCATGTCCGCTTACGTTCACCCGATTCACGGGTTTCAGTTGTGCGTGGGGTCCGGTCAGCCATTTCTCTGGTCCTTCAGTAGTTGCGCCGCGTACTGTTCAGGTTTCAACCCAAGGCGCTTGGCGAGAGCAACCTGAGTGGAGGTCAGTTTGACTTTGCGTGGATTTGTTGCGCTGCGAGCAGCAGGGGCCACCACGTTGGCCGTTTTCCGAGGAGTAACGTCAACCTCTTCCGTTACACCGCCGAAGCGTTCGGGGAAACGCTTGCGCATTCCCTCGTTAATCTTAGCATAATACGTATCAGTGTTTGGATCAACACCACTACGTACCAATCGTTCATGAAGCCCGTAGGCTGCACCGGTCATCTCTTCATCCTTGCCAAACCAGTCGTTGTCAGCAAGCCATGCACGCTGGCGATCATCCAGCTGCGGAACCGGCGGGTTCTTTTGCTGGTACTGCTGATACGCCTGCTGAAGCCGTTCCGGGCTATACTCCGGCTGGACAGGCTGCGGACGCCAATTCTGCACGCGAGACAAGCTGTTCTGAGCTTCGACGAGGCGCTGCTGTGCCTCAACAAGCCCGTCGGAGTCACCGGCTTCGTACGCCATTTTGTAATCGCGTTTGGCCCGCTCTACTTCGGACTGATAGCGCATCTTTGCGCTTTCAACGACACTGTTCTGTCCCTTAGAAAGACGCTCACTGAGTCGCTGGTTTTCTTCGGCGGCACGCTGTGCGTACTGAATGGCCTCCTCTCGGAGACGGATCGCTTCTTGCTTCTGTCGTTCGGCTTCATGATACTCGAACTTCAGTTGCTTGATGCGCTTCTGCACGGACTCGCTGTACTTCTCGACTTCATCATCGTCGGGAAGGTCTGCTTTATGGTCCTCCGCGAGGCGCGGTCTCTCTTCCGCGGGAACGTCATCTACGACTTCCAACTCGAAATCGTTGTCGTCGCGGTCGATCTGGTCAGTTTGTTCAGTCATAGCTTATGCCCTCGTGTAGCCGCGAGGGTCGTCAACGACGGCCTCCACAGTATCGTCGTTGATGAGGCGGAACTCTTTTCCGCCAACCTTGAAGCGGGTTCCGGAGTAAGACCGGAAGATCACGAAGTCTCCCTCCTTACACCACGGCCCGTTCGGAAAACGATCACGGTCTGCGTACGCCTCACTACCGGCCTTCATCACGAAGCCAATAATGGACGCGGTAGACTCCGCGGCTTTCAACTTGTCGGGCATATAAACGCCACCTTCGGTCTTTTCATCAACCTCTAGCGTGGCGATCAGGAGCCGGTATCCTTTCGGTTCCGGCAACTTGTGAACGATACTCTCGTCCACCGCAGTGGGTGTATACATGCTTCCCTCTGTTCGCAGTGATTAAGGCTCACCGTTGCCTGCCCCGGCCCATCCGGGGTCGCCTCCGTTAGGAGGATATGTGCCGCTCTATCAACTCGCGGAGATCATCCTCAACCACATTGAACGCTTCTAGGCGGCCAACGATCCGCTGGTATCCGTCGTAATCTTTGACAGACCCAGCAGCGAGGTAGTCTTTAAGTTGCTCGCGGTATTCAGTCACCTTCTTTAGAAGGAGTTGTAGTTCGTCCAAGGTTTGCTCCCTTTGCCAAGTCAGTGGCAATCTTCACGCCCAGCTTCGCACCTTCTGTCTTCTCTTTGCGAGAGTTGGCGTCCAACTGCGTAGCCATACGGGCGCTGATATTCGCAGCATCACGCTGCATGTCGGCGTCGAGACGCTCCTGCTGAACCGCCAAGTTGCCTGCCTTTGCGGCGGTGTCCATCTTGAAGCGTTCCAGCTCCATGATGGCGTTGTGCTTCGCTTGATCCTCTTTCAACTTGATCTCGCGGGCTTTCAACTCCAGCTCCGCACGCTGGATCTGCGTAAGCGGGTCCTGCTCTTGCTGCTGGGCCTGCTGCTGTGCAGCCTCTGCTTGGTTACCCTTGAGCAGCTTGTCTGCGGCCATAGCCGCCATGCGGGACACTTCAAGCTCCACATCCTCGGGCAGCGGAGCCTCCGGATTAGGCAGTTCGACACCAAGGCGTTTCTGTATCTCCACGCGGTACTGCAGGGCGATGTGCTCGGTGATATGCGCCGACATAGCGTTCATGATCGCAGGCGCGAAGGGTGACTGTCCGACCATCTGCTGGATCTTCGGGTCTTGAGCCATAGCCATATGGACCTGAATGTGTGCTTGGTGGTCCTGATACGCAAAGGCCTTAACCGGCTCCTGCTTGAGGATCGCCATGTTTTCAGTGACCGGATCAGCAGGCTTGATGTCGTCAGGCAACTTGATGATGTCGTCTGCGTCCTGAATCCCCAGCACCTCCAGCATCTGACGATGTAGCTTACCCATATCATAGAGCTGCGGAGCCTGCTGAGCCAACTGCAGTGCAGACTGATACTGCACGACTCGCTGCGCCATAGTCGCGGCGTTCGGATCAGACACGGGGATTACGTCCACACGACCGTCGAAGTCTTCGATTCGGTTAAAGGTCTCGCCGTCTTCGGCCTCCATGTAGGAGTATTCGGCGGGCATGTAGTCGTGGATTACACGAGCCAACAAACGAAGCTCGTTCTTCATGGCGGCATGCAGGCGAGCCTGTACACCCGACATGACCTTCAGAGACCGTTCGAGCAGGGCCAGTGTCGTACCGACCGGTGCTTCCGGGTTCATATTCCCGACCTGAATATCGGCCACGGAGCCAATGCGGCGTCCTTCCTCAACCACATTTCCCAGCAGTTGGTACAAGACACCCGACGGTTCTTTATACGGTAGGAACGTAATAGAATCGCGAATGGCTCCGCCCGGGATGTCAACGTCTCGGAACTCTCCCGGCATGATAGGCGTATCGTCCCCACGAATACGCATACCACGGGCTTTAAGACCGCCGGGAAGGTTAGACAATGTGCCTGCGTCGATCAGCTGGCGCATGATAGACGTTGCAGACTTAGCCAGACCACCAATCAGATGGATCAGACCTGTACCGTAGAACCCAAGGCCCGGCAGATACTTATAATGCACGAAGTGCATCAGCTTCTTTTTCTTCGGGTCGTCTTCGTCATAGTTGCGACGAATCGACAGCACGGTACGGGACGACTTGTCGATAGTAATAATGTATGGCCGTGCAACACCGTCAGGGTCGTCAAACCCCTCCGGCATGTTCATGTCCACGTGCATCTCTAGCAACGTATGACGGTCGTCATCGTCCAGTGTGGCTTCTTCCCCGTCGAGATCATCATACTTCTCTTGGATGTCAGAAATATCTGCGGTGGGGGCAGGAAGGTCTACATCACGATAGAAGCCGCTGATCTGCAACTTCAAGATTTCGTTGGCGTCCTTCTTCATGACGTGCGTATAGCGCGAGCAGGTCTGTAGATCAGACGCCCCATACGACACCACAAAGTCCTCTACGGGCACGAACATAGCCACCGGGCGCTCCCGGATCGGATCATAGTAGACTTTCTTAAACGCAGAACCAGCCAATGGGAGACGGAACAACATCTGCTCCATTTCGTCACGGTATTCTGTCATTTCTTCGGTTAGCTGATAGTTCAGCTCGTTCTGGACGCGTTCGGCCTGCTTGAATTTTTCAGGCGTCAACTTGCCGAGAATCTTTGACTTCGCAGGGCCAGAGGCAGGGAATATCTCACCCATAGCTTGCGCTTGAAACCGCACAACGGCTTCCGTAAGCAGGGGGTGGAACACCCCCGACGCACCCTGCCATGGCTGACTACGATCTTCGACCTTGAAACCCAAAAGGTCCAGACCCTTCATGTACGCCGCGGCCCAATCCTTGCGAGACCGACGATCAGCCTCGAACTCCTGAACCAACTCGCTGGCCATCGACTCCAGTATATCTTCGTCAATGAAATCAGCGAGGTTCGCGGTATGGTCCGGACCAAGAAGGGCATCACTGACTCCGCCAGTGAAATCAAGGATCATACCACCATCATCGGTTTCGATAGAGATTGCATCCGGATTGACGATCTCCAGTTCGAGATCGGCTTCATCCAGTTCCATGTCATCATCCTCAAGCGCCTCTGGAGGAATCTGAAATGGTGTTTGTACTTTATCGACAGCCATGATGGCTCCTTACCTCATTGCATAGGACGGTGCAGTGCGGGGACCGCCCGACATCTGGTCAGAACGCATTTGCGGGCCACCCTTGCCGCCCATGCCGCCCATCTGGGGCTGCATAGGCGGACGGCCAAAGCCGCCAAAGCCGCCAAAGCCGCCAAACCCACCAAACCCGCCACCAAACTGCGGAGGCATAGGCGGACGGCCAAAGCCGCCAAAGCCGCCAAACCCACCAAACCCGCCACCAAACTGCGGAGGCATAGGCGGACGGCCAAAGCCGCCCATCTGTTGTTGCATCGCAAGCATCTGTGCAAGACCACTGGCCATCGGCGGGCGGGTAAAACCGCCCGGCGGCATCTGCCTCATACTGTCGGGCACGGACCGAACGTCCGACATTCTAAATGGCAGCCTCTGCCCGCCCTGCATGTTGTTCGTCTGTGGTTGTAATCTTCCCGAGCGGTACTGATCGTATCGCTCCGCGAGAACCGGATCGACCATCTTGCCTTCGTATTCAACCAGCGGACGTAACTCTTGTGTGGTCGGACCCATCAAAGACGACCTAGAAAACTCGTCTATGGACATAAGCGGCTGCGCTGGCTGAACTTGCGGTCGGAACGGAGCCATGCCGCCACCCCGTGGACCCATGTCAGGAGCGTAACCGCCCTTTGGCCTAGAACCACCTTTGCCACCCATGCCGCGGGCCATCGGCTGGCGTGCAGGCATCACAGCGGGACGAGGGCCGTACATACGATCATTTACAGCGTCCATTGTCGCCTGCGACGTTCCGGGTGCAAAACTGGTCATGCGTAGCCACCTCCAAAGAAGCCACCAACCCCAGCGGCCATGTTGTTACCTTGTCCGCCCCCCTTGCCACCATAGCCATAAGACGGCGTGCTATAGGCATTATACTGAGGAGCGATACGAAATCCACTGGCCGACGGTTGCTGCATGCCATAGCCACCGTAGCCGCCGTAGCTGCCGTATGACGGCTGCTGCATGCCATAGCCACCGTATGACGGTTGCTGCATGCCATAGCCACCGTATCCATAGGAAGGCTGTCCGTAAGCCATAGCAGGTGGCTGCATGCCATAGCCACCATAATTGTATGATGTCTGCATCGGCATAACTTGCGGGAGGTAGGACGCCAACATCTCGTTCAGACGAGACACCTGCGAAGAATACGGTGTGAATGACGGCTGTGTGTAGGAAGGAGTAGAATTAAAAAACTGAGTAACCGCAGGGGAGGGGACATATGAAAATTCAGGGGCTTCGATAGCGATACCACGGGGAGCGTTAGGATCACCCGCGGCTGAAGAGGGCAGAAAACGGCGTCCTTCAGAGCCTTCACCTTGGCTGACATACCCACCATAGGAACTACCTGCGCCCTCTCGGCCCGGATCAAAATAGCGGGCAATCCCAGTGGCCCGTATACCCGAGCCGCTCGGCGTGGCTCCTATGGCGTTGGACGTACGCCCAATCCACCCGCCCGGGCTGCTGGTGTTCTGACGATTCTCGCCCGCGCCTAGAGTACCACCCCCGGCAACATAGTCAGCGTTCGAGCCAGAGTAGAAATAGTCACCCGCGCCGCCAGCACCGCCGCCGTTGACCATATCCAGCTGCTTGTCGGCAAAATTTATCTTGCCATCGTTGTTTGCGTCGTACCCGCCGTAGCCCGACCCCATACGCTGTCTCCTTGCCCTAACACGGTGGACTATACCGTGAAACACCCCAATCTGGCAATGTCAGTAATAGTCTGCCTTCCTACGGTAGTTGAAGTCCTCCTCCGGCTCGTCCGTGGGCAGTCGAATGAACCCGCCCTGACGGAACCGCAGCAGTGCCATAACCGTAGAGTCAACCAAGTCGTCGTGTGACCCGTACGGGAATGACGCCACTTCTTCAATGACCTCCTCAGCCCACCGTTTAGGCGGTGCCCAGACCATCCCAGAGGCCAAAATGTCCGCAACGGAGTTCAGGCGGGCCAACTTGTCCCCTGTACCGCGGTGCGGTGTGTACTCCTGCAGCGGGATACCCATCCGGCGCAGTTCTTGATAGATAGCCACCCCCGCACTCTTCTTTTCCACAATGAAGCTGTCCGGCTCCCACTCTTTCCAGTGCTCTAGGCACAGAGCCTTCAGTTCCGGGAAGTCCAGACGCTCTTTGACAGCATTCAACAATATCAGCCCGGGTTCCCCCGTGTCCTCGTTGTAGAATACCCCCCACGTCGTCAGTGCGGTGAAGTCGGCACGGTTATGTTTCTCTGCCGCGGCGTCGAGTGACGATATAATGTATTCGCACGCGGGGGGTCGTTCCTTACCCCATGTGTTCCACCACTCCCGCTTGACGATTGACGCTTCTTCGGACGTGGGGTTCTGCTGATACTGAGCGTTCCACTGGAACAGCGGCATCGACGCCTTGGTGCGGTGCAGGGCAGGCAGGTCGAAGAACTCCGGCCAGAGCGCTTTCTCCTTAGTCCGACCCTTCTTGTCCTCCACCTCCATGATGGCAGGCAGTTCGACAACCTCATATTGATCCGAGCCTTCGTTTTGTACCATATCTCGTACAACGCGTCCGGTGAGATCATCCATGTGCCAACGTGTCTGCACGACCGCTACGCGCCCCCCGGGCATCAGACGGGTACGGGCACCGAATGTGAACCACTCGTAGGCCTTCTCGAACACTTCGAAGTTACCGTTCAGCACGTCCTGTTCTGAGTGGGGGTCGTCGATCAACAACAAGTCCGCACCGCGACCGGCCAAGGCCGACCCGACGCCGCAGGCGAAATACTCGCCTCCCGCGTTCGTGTTCCACCGACCGGCCGACTTACTGTCTGCAGCCAGCGTCACTGCCGGAAAAACTTTCCGGAAATCCTCAGACGCGATGAGGTTACGGACTTTGCGACCAAAGTCTACCGCGAGATCCGTGGTGTGCGACACCATCATGACTTTCTTGTTCGGATTGCGACCCAAGAACCACGCAGGGTAATATACTGAGACCAACTGCGACTTACCGTGACGAGGCGGCATGTTTACGCAGATCCGGTCCTTATCCCCGGCCTCAATAGCCATAAGCTGATCCGCAAGGATGCGGTGGTGTCGGCCTACCTTATAATCAGGTTGCATGGCCTTGCAGAACTCAATCAGGTCGTCCTGCACCGCCTTTTGGGCGTTTCTACGCTCCAACTCCTCCAGTTGTTCGCTGATGGCCGCGACTTCCCGGTCCGACAGATTGTCTATATTTTGAAGCAGCAGCTGAAGCTCAGCTTCGCTGAATCCGAGGTCGCTGACTGGCTCCACAGTGTCTTTCATTCTTCATCCCATGCGTTGTCGAGCGCCACCGAAGACATAGGCTCGACTTCGACCACCTCTGCATCCACGACGTCCTCTCCGACAAGTCGGGACAACTTCTGCCGCAGGGAATCCCGCAGCTCATCAGACGTACGATGCGTCACCGTAACCTCGCTACGCTCTGCAAACAGTCCGACATCGCTGACCTTACCAAGCAGTTCCAGTGCCTTGATCCGAATACGAGGGTCAGGGTTGTCCGTCTCCTCCAGCAGCTTGTTCGTCACGTAGTTCCGCACCTGCTCGGCATCATCTACGATCCTATGGCTGAATTGCCGGAGTTGGTGGTCAATCGCACGCAGGGCTGAGGGTGTCATGGTACCTATCCGTCTCTCTGTCATGGCCTTTGTCGCCGCATCTGGGTCTCTTGCATAATCCATCAGCACCGAGCCTGCCGTTTCGCAGTCGTCCGAACCAAGGACGACCTTTAGTCCGTGAGTCGCCAGCAGCTCCACCGTTTTCGCAGCTGCGGCCATGTGTTCTGGCAGCGACTCCGTAGGTGGCGCGCTGCCATGCTTAAAGCTCAGCCCATCAGGCATCGGTACGTCTGACTCAGGCACAAGAGATAGTGTCATGTGGTGCATGGTACCAACAAATATAGGGGTCTGACAATCCGGGACTCTTTATGCACGAAACAGGGGGTCGGCAGGGGGGTGGGGTGCTCCTTAATGCGCATGCGATTGATACCCCCGGGGGAAGGTCGAATGGTCGGCTTGGACCGAATGTTCCGGTAATGTTCTGAAATGTGGTGTTGTGGGTGCGGAATAGCATTACTGCCGCAGCGGGCCGCCGCCTCGAAGCAGGGGGGATGCCCCCCGGTGGGGGTCCAGCCCCGGGGCGTTATACGTGCCGTATAACAGACCGTGACGCGATATTAAATGACACGTTCCGAAACCAAACCGTGGCAAGGCATGGCAAAACGTGTCAGATATAGGTTATCGGAAGGGCAATCCCGCCTGACCGAAACCATGTCAACCGAGAAAGGACAAGACATGACAAACGCAACCGCAACCGCAACCGCCAAGGCAACCGCAACCGCCAAGGCAACCGCAACCGCCAAGGCACGCAAGCCGCGCGCTGCAAAGGCGCAAGCCGCCCCCGTCAATTTTTCCGTCAAAGATGCGGCGCTTGCCGCAACGGATGGGCTGAAAGCGCAAGGGCGGCTCGAAAGCGCGCAAGCTGCGCGCGACAAGGCCGCCCTTGCTTTCCGCGATATGGTCATCGCGGCAAGCCTGACCACGAACGATTTTCGTGGTGCGACAAAAGACAAGACGCGTGGTGAAGGCAAGCATTGTCAGGCCTTGCGGCAAGAGGTGGCCTTGTCTTGGTTGAACGCGGCCGAACGCAAGATTGTCGAAACGGCGAACGATAAGGCGAACGGTTCGCCTTATCACAAGGCCATGACCAAGGTCACGAACGCGGTCAATCGGTTCCTTGACCATGTGGATCGCGTGGCCAAGGCTGAGGCTGAGGCCAAGGCCAATGGCGGCAAGGGCAAGGGCAAGGCTAGCCCCGGCGGCCGCACAATCAAGGCCATGTCCGAGGTACTGACCGAGGGTTTCGGCACGATGCTGAAACGCCTTGGCAACGACAAGAGGTCGAAAAACCCCAGCGGGGCGAACCACGATACGGTCCGCAGGGTTTTGGAAAAGGCATTGAGAGATGCCTTGGCGGAAATGGCCAAGCAATAACACGAAGGGCGGCGCGAAAGCGCCGCCTTTTTTTGTGCCTTGCGTCCTGCGGGACGCTGCGTCACC